AGGAGAAACAAAATGGGACACCCTAACAGGTTAGACGGATCAGTTGACAAAGGTGAAGACTTTGTTAGTGAAGGTATGACACTCATCACAGAGACTGATAGTGATAAGTATCTCAACATGTCAGCAAAGCGTAACCGTAACAAAGCAAAGGATGAAGAGGTTTTNGATTCTCAAGAGTGGGCGGACGGATTCGTTGGTAAGTGATAAATAGTAACAGCCTATTGGTGTGTTAAATGCCTTCCTTTCAGACATTCAAAGATTTGAGTGTTACGTTTAAAAAACACCCTGTTACTGATGATTTAGTAGCGGTGAAAGATAAGGCAGCTATAGTTCAATCAATCACATCTTTACTTTTCACAATCAAGGGGGAGAGACCATTTAAACCCGACCTTGGTTGTGATTTGTATAGTTCTTTATTTGAACCACTTGATTATGCAACTGCTGGTGTAATCAGATCACAAATTTCGGACGTACTAGAAAAGTATGAACCGAGAATTTTAATCGATGATGTTGTTATTCTTGTAGACGAACAAAATAACGGATATCAAGTTGAATTATTCTATACTATTGTCGGTAGAGATGATACACCAGTAGCAGTAGAATTCTTCTTAGAGCGTACACGATAATGCCTTATACTCAGGTTGCTAATCTAGATTTTGAAGATATTAAGTCATCTCTGAAGGATTACCTCAGAGCGACATCAGATTTTACTGATTATGATTTTGAGGGTTCTGCGATGGCAACCCTTTTAGATACACTTGCCTATAATACGTATTATACGGCGTTTAATACCAATATGGTAGTCAATGAACTATTCATTGATTCAGCGACCTTGAGGGACAACGTAGTATCGATTGCGAAGCAATTAGGATACAGACCCAAGAGTGCTACTGCACCAGTTGCTTATGTTTCGTTTACAGCAACATATGTAAATCCCACGAGCGATACAGAACTCTTATTAAAGAAGGGTACGGGATTTATTGCAAATTATGATAACACACTATATCAATATGTTGTCCTAGACGATGCAAAAGGACAAGTATCAAATGGTGTTGCAACATTTACTGATGTTCCTGTTTACGAAGGAACTCAAGTTGTCAACACCTTTACAATTAATACATCTTTTAAGAATCAGAGATTCATATTAGATAACCAAAATATCGATACAAATTCAATTCGAGTAAAAGTATTCTCTGGTGGTGGTTCATTTAGTGAACCTTACTTGGTTGCAGATAATATTTTAGATGTTGACGGAAATTCAAAGGTTTTCTTCTTAGATGAAATTGATGATGAAAGATANGAAGTTATCTTAGGTGATGGTGTTCTTGGTAAAAAGATAGAGAATGCGTCTAGAGTTGAAGTATCATACATTACAACCAATGGTCCTACATCAAATGGTGTTAGATCATTTATTTTCTCTGGTGTGTTAGAAAACACTTCAGGAGTTTCTCCCCAGAACATTACTACAAACATCACAAGTTCTATTCCATCTGCTGGTGGTGAGAACATTGAATCTACAAATAATATTAAATTCAATGCACCTAAGTCATATGGAGCACAAGATCGAGCTGTAACGTCAAATGATTACTCTTCAATCGTCAGAAAGATCTATCCTTCTACTAGTGACATTATAATCTTTGGAGGTGAAGATCAAGTTCCTCCTGAGTATGGTAAGGTCTTTATTGTATTAAAACCAAGTGATGCTAGTTATCTGACATCATTGACAAAACAAAATATTATTGCTGAAATGAAGCAGTATATTGTTGCTTCAGTGCAACCTGTTATTGTTGATCCATCTATCTTGTATATTGAGATTGGCAGTAAGATTTATTTTGATTCTAAAGCAACAGATAGTACACCAGCACAAATTAGAGACAAAGCAATTGGATCAGTACAGTCGTATCTTGACACATCTGATACCGAGAAATTTAGTGGTAAATTTAGATACAGTAAAGTAGTTGGTGTTATTGACGATGCAGATCGTGCAATTACTTCCAATCTCACTAGTGTTACTATGAGAAAAGATTTCTATCCTCTACTTAACTCCACGTCATATTATGAGGTATGTTTCCAAAATACTTTCGATCAGGACTGTGACGAACCAGTCCTGTCGTCAACTGGTTTCAGAGTAACTGAGTATCCTACATTTGATGTCTATGTCGAAGACAGGGCAGGCAAAATTGTCCTATATAGAATAGATAGCGTAACTGGTGAAAAGGTTGTCCTCGACAGTGATATTGGCGATATTGATTATGCAGAAGGTGAACTGAAAATGTATGCCCTTACAATTATTAGGGGTAGTTTCTTTGATAATCGCATTTCTGTTAGAGTAAAACCCTTATCTAATGATATCAAGGCATTCCGAGAGGTCTATCTTGACGTTGATGTTGCTAATTCCTCGTTCACTGCATACAAAGAGTAAAGTAAATGCCTGCTGTAAAGACTAAGAGAATTTCTACTCTGATCGAGTCCCAGCTTCCAGAATTTATTAGTACTGAATATGAACTTTTTGGTAAGTTTGTAAAAAAGTATTATGAATCTCAGGAAGTTCAAGGTGGAACGCTGGATCTCATTAACAATATCCAGAAGTATGCAGATATTGATTTTTACGAACAGAATATTTTAAAGCAAACTGATATCCTTGTTTCTTCTGTTAGTGACAGCGATACTACTATTGTATTAGGAGATGCTAGTTCATTTCCGGAAAAAAATGGTTATGTGAGAATTGAAGATGAAATTATCTTCTATCAAACCAGAACAGACACTGAACTCCAACTCTGTGCTAGAGGAGTTAGTGGCAATACTACATTAGGAGACTTATACGATTCTTCTAATTTTGCAGGTACTGATGCATCTTCGCATGTTGCCGGTAAAACAGTATATAATGTAAGCAATCTGTTTTTATATGCGTTTGTTAAAAACTTTGAAAATCAATACCTAGGTTCTTTTCCTGAAAAATATCTCAAAGGAGATGTAGATAAGAGAACTCTGATTAAAAATATTCAGAAGTTTTATAAAGCAAAAGGAACTACCAGTTCTATTAAGTTTATCTTTAATACTATTGTTACTAAAGATATTGACAATAAACCAGAAGTATACAATCCAAGAGATTTTACATATAAAGTATCTGAAGCAGATTGGATCAATGTATTTGCACTTAAGTGTAAGATTGTATCTGGCGACCCACGAAATCTCATTGGAAAGAAAGTAGTACAGACACCAACAGATGAGTATGGATATTCTTCTGCTACTGTAGATAATGTATATGCAGCAGGAACGTTTGATGGCGAACAGATTTGGAATATTGTATTAGCACCAGAAACAGTAAATGGTGAATTTGCTGTATCTACTAAAACTAGACTCGAAAGACCTCTATCAAGCACTAGCAGCACAGGTGATAAGATTGATGTTTTCTCTACTACTGGTTGGAGTCCTTTTGAGAAAGTATTGATTGGTTCTGAAATTATTGAATTTGGTAATAAAAATATCAATCAATTCTTTATCACTAATAGAGGTAATACTCCTCTATCATATGATACTGGAGAATTTGTCTACAAACCAGCTACTATTTTATCAGATGACGTTACATTACTAACGTTAGGTGTTGTGTACAATCTTACTACTGAAGAAAGTGCTCCATATTCTTCTGCTGGTGATACTATTCAAGTTTCCGAACCTGGATTTCAAACAGCAGACCCTAGAATTAACCTAACTGGAACAAATCAGACAAGATGGTTTCTCAATAACTGGCAACCTGTCTCTTCTTCAACTAATACCTCAGTGCAGTCTTCGTTGGAAGGAGTTCCAACAAATGTATCTGCTATTCTCACAGACGATCAATATTACTACATCGCAAGTTCTGGATTTCCATCTTATAATATTTTAGACAGATCTACAGTAACAGAAGATGTAAGAGATCAAAATCTTCTAAGAATTCTTAGAAAGAATCCAACATCTACTACCGAAGTTTATAAAACACCTCAATCTGAAATTGGTATCTTATTAAATGGTGTACGTCTCTTTAGTTACAAAGATGCAGATTCTATCAGATTTGGAAAATTAGAATCTATTCGTGTTGACAATAGAGGAAGAAATTATAATAAAGAACCATTCGTTCTGATTGATGGTGTTGCCGGAAAAGCAAGATCAGTTTTAACAGGTTCTGTTGTTGATAGTGTTATTATTGATACTAATGATACCTACTTAAGCACCCCGGAAATTGAGATTACTTCAGGAAGAGGTGCAACGGCTAGAGCAGTTGTTACTGGTGGAAAAGTCACTTCTATTGTTGTAGAAGATGCAGGAAAATTTTATTCTTCTCCTCCAAGAGTTATTGTTAGAGATAAGGTAGGCAGAGGAAGATTTGCAGAATACACTGCTACTATTGATACTACTGGGTCTGTTACTGGATTCGATCAAATTTCTAGTGGTACTTTGTATACACAAGAAAATGTTGAGGTATTAATTATTGCTATTGGCGAAGGTGCTGAAGCAACTCCACTTTTGAAGAAATGGATTAAAAATAAATTTGCAAAGTATGAAACGGAGTTGGATAGTCAGTATGGTTATGTTTTTGAGAACTATGCACCATTAAAATATGCATATGGTTACGGTCAACTTGCTAACCCAAAAGCATTAAGAGTT